TCCAGCTACTCCCGATGTCGAAAGCTCTCCATTATCTGACAAAGCATATAACTTAATTTTAAAATATGAAGTGGGAGGAGGGTCTGCTTACTATAATAAAGCTTTAAAAAATCCATGTTATCCCGGCGGGGCTTCAGGTGTGACTATCGGGATAGGTTATGATCTTGGCTATAATACAAAAGCTCAATTCACTAATGATTGGAAATCTGTTATATCAGATAAAACATTCAGTCGTTTAGAAGCTTGCTTAGGAGCTAAGAGCGCACTTGCTAAACAACTAGTTCGTAATGTTAAAGACATTGAAATTGATTGGGAAAGTGCATCTGTTGTATTCAAAAAGGAAACTCTTCCTAGATTCATAAAAGAAACACTGAAGGCGTTCCCTAATGCTGACTCATTACACCCTGATGCATTCGGAGCGCTTGTATCAATTGTATTCAATAGAGGAGCGTCTGTATCTGGTAGTAGTAGAGTAGAGATGGCTAATATACGAGCGCTGATTCCAAGTAAGAACTATAAGAAAATTGCTCAAGAAATACGTGACATGAAGCGTTTGTGGGTTGGAAAAGGCTTAGATGGATTATTAAAAAGACGCGACGAAGAAGCTAATCTTGTTGACTCTTGTGCTTGAGCTGTTAAATATTCACGCTATGATTAAGAGAATCAATGACAACACTGTAAAGCTTTGCTGCAATGGCAAAGGATGCCCAACCGTAACTGATCTTGGAAATGGACTGGTTGAAATCGTCGATGATGATGGAAACAAGATCACCGTTAAGAAAGAAGAAGCTGCTTTGATTTCAGATGGTGTGAAGACCTTGAATGAAGAAATGTTAATCCTTGGATGACGCTGGTATATGATACTATAGTAATGTTGGGGATATGCTTCATATTAAAATATGGAGCTATCCTTAATTTTATTAGAAATCCTCTGAAGCGTATAAAATTCTTTAATGAATTATTCTCATGTGCATTGTGTATGGGATTTTGGATAGGTCTGTCATACAGTGTTATAACACCCTATGATATAACCTTTTCATTCTACACGGCTGCGATTTGTTGGATAGCAGATTACGGTGTGCAAATTATTCAAAAACATTTATATCCTGATTGATTTTTGGATAAATTTTTTTAAATAGTGTTTTCTTTTTTTATAGTATTCTAACATTAAATAATACTATAATGGAACCGGATAAAAACTTAATCAAAGACTTCTTAGAGGGGGGTTGGATCATCATGATGATCGGGGGGTCTGCGATGTTAGCGAGACTTCTGGCATCCAATACTGCAATAACGATTCTTGAGCATTTTAAGAAGATAATAAGCGCAGCCATCGCATCAGGAATAGCGTGGTTTATTTTGAAAGATGTACAAGGCTGGGAGCTTTATAAAGCGATTGCCTACGGTATTGTGGGCGTAATCTCCCCGGAGATCATAGACGGTATCATAAAGCTTGGTAAGAAGTTTGCCAAGAATCCAGAGAAGATGCTTAAAAAATAATATCAGTCTTCTCCATAGTAATCAACAGCATCCTGCACAGTCTCTAGTATTGCGCTTTCTTCGGATGGTTCTAATCTTGAATATATTACATCAGGGGAATCGTGTCGTTTGATTCTAAACATACCTACAATTTTGGGATTTCCTGAAAACCCTATTGTCTTTTTAATTCTACCACTATCTAATTCCAATCCAGATGGTGTATTTTTAGATTTAGATTTAAATCTTAGATTACTGATAGAATCGAAAAATTCTCTGAACCAAGATTCGGTATCATTTTTTCCGTAATGTTCTAGAAAACGACGCACCATTTCAGGATCTGCATTTTTATTTTTGTCTATACCTCTGAATAATACGATGGGTGCGTTTTTTATTAACCGAATTTGGAATTGTTTTCTTTGGTAATCATTGAGTGTGAATCTTTTCTTTATATTCTTTAAAAATTCAACCAGTACAAGCCCAAGAGCTTTTGAATTTTGGAAATCACTATCGACAAAATCTGCAAACTCCGACACGATTTTATCAGGGTCAAAAGAAGGGATCGCGTCTACAAGACTATCTTCATCCATGAAGATTTGATTGTATCCTCTGGACTCCACAACAACAAGACCGAAGTTGTTCAACTTGATGATATCCCAGTCAATAACAGTCATTGCGAGTTCTCTTAAATCTCTTCCAACATATATCCCATCGTACGATCTTTTGGATTGTGCTATATCTGAAGAAACATCTTCAAAATTTGATAATTTATTAGGAATCAATCCTTGTGATAATATACTTTTTAGATTGTTTCCATCTGTTATATGGTAAACTAATTCTCTAGGCTTCGCAGCCTCTTCAAAATACTGTAAGAATGTTATCACTTTATATATTTAATTTTCTATATCACCAAGGTGTTATTTATACATGAGTTGTATGATTTTCTGTCTGTGATATCTCGGCAGCTTTAGAAAGTCTTCCACGCCAGTGGCCCATAGTTCATCATCATTGCTCATACCGTAGCTATCAGACCATTTCACAAGATCTTTTGCCACATCTCTAATATATTGCTTGCTCTTACCAGAGAAGTTTTTGTAACTGTCAGCTTCGTCTCTCTTTGTCATTTTTAACACATGATGAATCAGATTCAATAATAACGCAACGACATCGGGGGATACAAATACATCAAACACCAAATCGTATCTCTTTCGGTATGACTCTATTTTTTGGCCATTAGCCTGATACCTATCTCTATCCCCCATATACGCAACATCATACAAACTCATTTCAGGATGTTCCTCGATATCCCATTTGATATCGCTATTATCATAACTGATTTTTTTATCGACATGTGGTAACAGAAGAGGAGCATAATGAACAGCTACTTTGTTAATGAATTTCTTGTATTTATACATTTCATTTTTCAAAGATGAATCTATGATGACGCTTCCCTCAGTGATGATCTCTTCCAATGTTTTCACCAAATAAGATTCTCTTTCAGCGTATCGCTTTTCTGAACTCTCTCTCCAATATCCATCTGGGTCAAAATCGGGATCTGGGTAACTCATGGTGTATAGGGAATGATACACATTAGAAATATATCGCCAGATGTTATCTACAATGTATGTGAATGCATCGTCTTCTAATTTGTCACTATACTCATCTCGATCTATAAAAGGATAATCCGCATTTAAATAATCATATGCATCTGGAGGGGTTGTGTAAGACTCAATCGAATAATCCCGTATCAAATCGTAATACTCTTTAACTGCTTTTTTAAATGCTTTGGAGTTATTAAACATCCAAAGGTGCGCCCATTCGTGAACAATGAGTTTGATTAGATAATCAGCGTTTTTGATCATGTTAGCACCGATTGCCATATATTTTCCTGTGGGTTGCGCATATCCCCCAACACCACCCCCCGTGTTTTGATTTACACGTTGAGATAAATCGCGTATCACTATATTGGAATGCATGGAAGAAAACCCCATCTTGGCTATGCTATTCCTAGCTTCTTTGCACGCTTCCTGCAAACTGTTTTTATATGAGTCTATCTGATCCGCGTTTGTTTGCGCTAGTTGTTTGTCTATGAAAATAGAAAACATGGGAACATCCATTAAATGAATGTGGTCTTTCCTATCTCTGAACCTAGATTCGTTGAGACGGTAAAATTGTTTAAATGACAGCATATTTGTATTTAATTTATAAGGTCCACTCACCATTTTCTGCTCAATATAAATTGGCTTTCCCCTTCACCCATATCCTTGAACAGATCATCTAACTCGAAGTTTTGAATCATCGGAACCAATCTCTTTTTATAAAGCTTTGTTCTATTCGCTCCCTTGGATGTGAATGTCAGTAATCGGATTTCGTTGTTATCATCAAACTCTATGAATTGATTTATGATTTCAATCACGGTGGCCAACACTCTAAACGCATCACCTCCCTTTGTCAATTCAATATCCAGCTTTGTCTCGCCTCTGATATCCTGTCCAGATTCAACACCAAAGGCTATTTCCCAAACACTGTCGTCGTATCTGCTTTGCCTAGCATACCACAGATACGGCACTCCTGCATCCGTTTTGAATCGTATAATTTGCACAGGAGTCAACACCTCATCCATGTAGGTTTCTCCTGTATCATCGTCTTCCTTCTCAATGGCTTCGGTGGTAAAGGTGTTTTTATATCTATAGGGATTGTCAAAACTCTCCGATAAAAAATAAGTTTTAAAAGGTAACATGTATCCTTTATTTAGAGTATTTTAAATTAAATACCTCCATATGGTGACTTTCAAAACTTTTTTTAATCTGATACTAGAGGATCTGAAATCTTCTATAAATCAAGCTAATAAAATTTTAACAAGCAATGAATTTTCTCCAGAAGAAGCGTCTCAAGCTGTTGATAAAATCAAAGGCATAATGGATGAGGTTGGAAGAGGGGTGTCAAACCAACAGAAGCGTTTCAACACAGACTCGAATATTCCTATATTGTCTTACATATTACTAGCACTTAAAGATGCGGGGGGAGATCCTTATGCGAAACTAAAAAGAGAATATCAAACTTATCTGGCTTCAGAAGAAGCCACTAATAAAAAAATACTCACAATCGCGTTTGATAAATTAAGAAACGAAATACAAGGAAAAAAACTGTTTAAACCATCTCCTGAAAAAACACAAATCATTGTTTCGTGGGGAACTAATTTAATAGAAGAAATTCACAAGTACATCAAGGCAGATAAAACAGAGTCTCCTGTTGTCAGAAGCAACGAAGATGTTGTCTATGAAAACAATGACATCGTTGTATATAGAGCGGATTCCAAAAATAAATGTATTGCTTATGGCGCTGGTTCAAACTTGTGCATATCTGTAAAAGGAGGAGGAAATTACTACTGGGCTTATCGCATGGGAGAAATGCGCCAACGCCAAGGACTGGATGATTATGGTATGACAACTTATTTTGTGTTTTGGAAAGACACAAATGAAAGAATCCTAATTGATGCACTCGGAGACGAAGATGGACCTGCCAACAAGTATTCTTGGAACAACATCGAAAAAGACGGAACATATGACAATGTCGATGCAGACATAACTCCAGAAGAACTGATCAAAATGCACCCAGAGCTGCAAGAACCATTTTCCAACAACGTATTCCAATTCGTGCCTTATGGAGAGGATGAGAAGCGATTCAAATATATTCAAGATAATATATCCGATATCAGTAACAGTGAATTGAAAACCTTGAAAGACTATGAAATGTTTTTAGAAGGTGCAGATCCAGATGATTATGTCAATAATATATTCATTAGGTTTAGAACTTGGAGTCATTTAATCGAAAGTAATAAGTTGAGCGAAGAAGAAGCCAGAACTCTTGTGAAGAAATATGCTGGGTTGAATTTTAATCTAGATATAGAAACCCAACAAGAGCTTCTTTCTCCATCCGATAGAAATTGGTATTTGAATACTGTTATACCAAAAAGAAAAGATGCGGAAGATATTTTAGGTTATATGCGCAGCGTGAGTTGGGAGAACATACCCGATAAGTTATATGAAATATTATCGGTTATGGACGGCGGGGATGAAATCTATACCATATTAGGAGATGTTTTAAATACCGACGATTATTATCTGAACAATAACTTTTCTCCAAACGACGCATATAATATAATAATTGGAAATATTGATGGCGAGCTATTTGTTAAACTGCAAAAATTTATTGAAAAATTAAACAACCCCGACGCTTTATTACAAAGTGTGATAGTTCATTATAAAAAATCTAATAAAAAAATTCCAAAGCAATTTTATAAATTAATAGTTCAATATCCAAAGGCTTCTTATAACGCGGCATTGTATTGGAAGCTGATTAGAAATAATAACATACCAAACATTCTTATAAAAAGCGCTATAAAAGATCCAGTATATGCTTTGAAAGTTGCAGAAACATTATTTGAGTTCGACAACAGGGGATACAAAAATATACCAGATTACATAAAGCGTGCAGTGTTTAAAGATCCCAAAACAAAATATCAATTTATAGACCGTGGTGTGGATGGTTCAGGATTTGAGAATTATCCAAGTTCTGAAATTGCGGATCTTTTTTCAAAACTAGATAATGGATATAGGTACGCGCAAGGCAATGATGGATTCGGGGTATTCAATAGAAAAAATAATAGCGGAGATCAAAGGGTGCGACGAGCGATATATAAAAACATAATGAACAATTCTAAAAAAGCGTATGATCATTTTTTTAATTATCGAAGTGAATTAAACAAAAACGGTGCGTTTTATAAAATGGTAAAAAGAGCCGCTGATAAATTTATAGCTGAACGCGGCTGGTGATATCAAGGAATACTAAACATATTAAATAAAGACAATGCGATCCTTTTCAGAATTTTATAAAATACAAGAAGCCAGAGTCATAAATGCCAATGACCAAAAGGTTCCATTAAAAGACAATGAAACTATCAGAGTGTATCATGCGTTTAATAATCCACAGGATCTTTACGATATCTTGGAATACGGAACATCTGGAAAGCTAAGAGCAAAAAGAATATATTCATACGAAGCCAACAACAACCCGAAGGGATTCTTCGTGTCCATAGATTTCAAAACAGTGAAAGGCTTCGGGCAATACATCATGGAGTTACACACACGGGTTTCGGATTTAGAAGCGCCAGTGTGGCCCTCTGGATCTTATACAGTGCAGGGAGAATATTCGAAGTATTGGGATGAAGAAAACCCAAGAGAAAAGGGTACAGAAGCAGCGCGGGAAAAAGCGAAACAATCAAAAGAAGATTATATACGAAACAGTGACAGACCTGAACTGGCAGACAGCTTGTACGATAGCTATGAAAAACAGGCATTGTTTGTGGGGGAGTTAGATGCAAATTCCATCAGAGCAATTTGGGTGAACAAAGACATGAAAAAGGATGGTAGGTATTCCACTTACGATAGAATGTCAGTAAAGGAATTTTTAAAAACACATCCATCCAAACCATCATCCGAACACCGATTTAAAATATTCACACCAAGGGAAGAGTTTGATGTGGATGTAATGTTGAAGCGATTCAACCAGAGATTCGATAGAATGTCAACAGATGATATCTTGAGTGGATTAAAATATGTGGATGATCAAGGATTAGCGGTGCATTTTTGGCCAAAGCAAATGGCAGCGGTGAAAAAGTTTATAAAAACTATAAAGTGATCCAAATTCTCTTTAGGTAAAACCGTAAAAATATTAAAAAAATATTTTTTGATAAGGGGGCATTAGGGGGAAACAACAAAAAATACTAAAAATATTTTTAATGCGGGCATTAGGAAAAAAGGTTGAAAAATACTAAAAATATTTTTCCATGGCCCCCCCGACATATGTCGAAGTTATGTCATACATAACCAAATGATAACATGAAGTTATGGCATATCTCATCACATATGTCAAAGATATGCCATCATCTATGACATGTCTACAGCACAACTCACCCATCCTGCACAGACATGTCATCACATATGTCATCAGTCATGGCATGCCATATCTGAACGCAACTCACCCTACCCCGCACAGACATGCACAGGATAGGGTGAGATAGATCAGGAGATATCAGTCCGCTGGGAATAGCACAATGGCAAACCTATCCCGAAGATAGATACCGCTACGGCTTCCCACCATAACTTTAAGATACCGACTCATGACGGATACGCCCGTGACCCGATAGACTTGTCCTAAGATAAGGCGCGGGTTATTACCACTATCTGTGCAGATAACTGGATCACCGATAGCGAGGCTGAAGCGATTTTTGCGGATAGCTTGTGCGGACATGATGACTTAAAAGTTAATGGTGAAGTTAATGAACGGGACGCCGTGGTTATCTACATAGATAGCAACGAGGATAACAAGGATGAAGGCGATAACAATTTTCATGATATCAGAAAAGATAGGGCGGGAAGATAGAAATAATATCTCCCCGCCCCTGCTGGTCATTTATTGACCAGCCAATTTCTTGAGTTCGGCAATCTGCCGTTCCAGAGCGGCGAGCTTGCTTTCACGCTTGCGCCCCTCCCGCCCGTCTTCAATCGCCTTGGAAACCACCTCGAAGCGGTCAGAACCATCTTCCGCGAAGCGGTGATCAGTCGCGACCGTCAGAAGCACCTTGAATGCTTCCATGTCGTTTTTAAGGCCGAATTCCGCTTTCAGGTCTTGAACGAATTCCTTGTCAGAGGGGAATACGACAAGCGGGAATTGCTTCACTTTCGTGGCACCAGTGACGGCATCGGAAGTCACTTCGTTCTCATTGTTGGCGGATTCGTTGTTTTCGTTGTTCATTTGGTGTGGGAGTCGCTTTGTTCGCTGCGACGGGGAGACTATAGGCATGGACGGGAATGAATGTCAACCCACAAAGGGAAGAATTCCGAGATTCTTTTTCCCGAATAAAACGTTAAGCGCGAGCGCAGGGCCGAGTGGTTCCTAACGTTTTATTATTCCCCTCCCGCACTAACGTTTTACTATTGGATTTTGAATCAATAAAACGTTAGACATCATGCCCGCCTAACGTTTTATTGATCTCCCCCTAACGTTTTACTATTGTTCGAGCCTAACGTTTTATTGATCTGTTACCCTAACGTTTTATCAATGCGCAGCCCTAACGTTTTATGATCAGGATATCCATGTGTAAACCGCTGGGAGAGATCAGTTATAATCTCTCCCAGCGGAGTTATGTTGAAAAACTTACTTACCGAACTCCCGCGCAAGAGCATCAATGACTTCCTCGGGACCGTCTGTAGGGATTGTGATTTGCATCGACTGTATTGTATCCTAACGTTTTATTACTAGAAAAGGTGGTGGGATCAGAGGGACTCGAACCCTCAGCTTACTCATTAAAAGTGAGTTATTCTACCATTGAATTATGATCCCGTTTTATTGTTAAAAGAAAGCTGGTGGGTCGTAGAGGAATCGAACCCCTATTGATTGCTTAGAAGGCAACTGTCCTATCCATTAAACGAACGACCCGTTGATGAATTATATATACAAAGCCACTATAGCTGCTATACGTTTTATTAGATTTATTATAGTTTGTTAAAACAATAAGTTTGTGATCTCAACAAAGAAATAATAATCTCGCGAAGTCGGCGGGATGAACATCGCATCCCGCCGAATATAATGTTTCAGAGAACAACGCCGAACACATACTTGACCTGACGCACGCCCTTATCATTAAGTCCCTTCTCATCCCAGTAGTTCTTATTGTCATGAAGGCGCTGAAGACGAAGCCAGAACATTTCACCATGTCCAGTATACTTCTTCTTGAGAACATTGTTAAGACCAACCTTGCTATCAACATCACTAGCACTATCATCAGGGCATGTCTTCATAACACGCTCAAGCCCATTCTTAGTGAGGCAGCGACCCACTGCACACATCCTATTGTCGGGCGTGATATACTCACACTTGCTGCTGGAATATCCAGCGATCAGATCATTCTTCTCAACAGCGGCACGGTTATTAACGTTGTAGAATCCAACGGTTTCGCGAACGATTTCTTCTTGAGTCAGACGGTTTGTAGCCATGGTTGTAGTGTAGGTTAACGTTTTATTCGTAGAAAGCAAGGGCAGTTTAATGAGATGCCCAGCTCTCCCCGATCACCCGATGATTTTATTGATAGCTTCGAGGCAAGCTTCGCGGGTTTTCTTCCCGGTGATTTGCTTCGCAGCAAGGAACACTTGATTGCGCGAGCTACGCATCCCGGTGTCGATTTCAAGCTTCAGACCACGGGCGATGACTTTCAGGCGGTAGGCTTCGATGTCAGCAGGATTGGTGAGCATGGCAGTATCTTAGTCTAACGTTTTATTCTTGGATCAGTCGTTCTCTTCCTCCCCATCAGGTTCATTATCATTCTCTGCATAAATCCCCATAACCTCACAACATCTATGAATTGCATCAATGATGGTGCTGTCATCCAGTTTAGCAATGATTTCATCAAAACTAATGCCGAATTCATCAATAGCCTGAGTAACAAGAGAACAACGGCAACCGGGATAGATATCAAACCCAAGTTTAGAGAGTTCCTGTTTATTTTCGTAATTATTCATCTTCTTCTTTTTCTGTAATAGGTGGTAGGGTAACACTGTTAAAGCTATCGTGGATTTCATTGACAACAAGATCAATATCTTTCCATCCACTATATACAGCTTGTAGTAATTCTTTAATTTTCTCCTTCGTCATAAAGTTCATTCATCGCCAGTTCGTGCATGGCGAGCAACTCTAGTGTATCAAGCAAGGCGAGGTTGTCAAGGTCGGGCATGGCACAATCCTAGCCTAACGTTTTATTATTACAATCAACGGATGGTGGGGGAAATCCTCTCCGATGGGTCGGAACGAATCTCCGTTTCTTGCCATCTAGCATCGACGTGAAGCGACGATTGAAAGCTCCCGGTATGACAGTGCCATAAAGCACCTGCCTCAGTTCTAGGGGCATCCTAGAGCCTCGGTGAAAACGGGGGTTAACGTTTTATTATTAAAATCGAAATGGGAAAAAATAAGGGCGGGGGACTTGATATCCCCCGCCCAGATGGTAGTTATACTTTACTCTTCCACCGTGTTAGCCCGCTTTGTAGGAACATCGGTGATATGAACAAGGGTGTTCTTGGCGCGGGTAATAGCGACATACGCCAGATTATCTTCCTGAACCTTCATCCAATCCTGAGTAGCATACTTGCTAGGCTGGAACTGAGCCATTCCAAGAATAAAGCAACGCTCGAACTCAAGACCCTTGCTCTTATGAATAGAACTGAGGGTGACGACATTGGGAAGATTGTAATCATCGTTGTCGCTGAACATATCAGAGATAAGCTTGCGAAGGCTGTTGAGATCATGCTTGCCAAGACTCTGGCAACGCTCAATAAGAATCAGCATGGTTTCATACTTATCTTCAAGGTTGGCAAGCTTGGCACCCTTGGCCTTTTCCATCTCCCGATTGAAATGATTCTGAAGCCGCAGGGTGAAAGTAGCAAGATCGTTCACACGCCACTTATTAGTAAGAGTGACAAGGTTTTTGCCGATGTCCTTGCCTTCGATACGGCAACCGATACCCTGACGAATAAGAGCAAAGGCAAGGCTAACAAGAGGCGCATTATTACGGCAGATAACACCGTCCGCTTTGCTAAGATTCAAGCTCTCAGCGGTCTTAATGAAATCCTCATGACGCATATCACTGATGGTGCCTTCGCCATTACCTTCGAAGGCAACAATATCGGGAACATACTTTTGAGCAGCGGCGATGATATTATGTCCACAACGGTAGCAGACACTAAGAGGAAGCTCGACAGCCTTGAACATATCCCTGATGAGGTTCATGCTGTCATTCTCAGCCCCGGTGAAACCATAGATAGCTTGTCCCGGATCTCCAATAGCAAGCAGCCGACCGGTTTCGCCAAGAAGCTTTTCCATCATAAGCTTGCGAACGACATTAGTATCCTGAGCTTCATCCACAATGATCCAATCATACTTGGTGAAGTTATGATTGAACAGGAGGGGAAGATAGATCATATCGTCGAAGTCGATATTCTTAACATCACGGTTATTAAGAACCAGCACCTGCTTGCAGACCTCGACAAGATCAGCGATATCAATATCCATGTCGATATCAATATCCTGATGCTTGATGATATTAACCCAAGCTTCGGTATCATCAATAGATGGGCAACCATCAATCCCGAAGCCAGAATTCTTAGCGAAAGAAACAAGCTTCATGATAGTGCTACGGCACTTCATAAGAGGTCCGCTCTCGGTGAAAAGCTGAACGATATTATAAACCTTGCCAGTGAAAACCTTGGCACCCGGCTTATTCTTGAGAAACACCTTCATGCCTTCGCTGTGGAAAGTAGCAGCAGATGCATGCGGGCAACCCATAGTGGAAAGGCGAGATTGAAGCTCAACAACAATCTTCTTATTGAAAGCGAGCATAAGAACGCTGCCAGCCATTCTAGTAATACCTTGGATGGCGGTGGTGGTTTTACCAGAACCAGCCTTGGCATTAACAATGGCGTTACCAATGCCGTTCTCGATCCAGTTGAAAATGTCGATCTGATAATTGCTAGGAGTCATAATGAGTGGAGTCAGAGGTGATCTGCAAGCTACCGTCGCTTGCTGGCATCATCTTAGTCTAACGTTTTATCCCTAGAACCCAGCGGGATTTTAATAATAAAACGCAGATCGGGTCTGGTTCTTATTATTGCGTAACGTTTTATTATTAGATCTCTGGCGTTTTTCAATAATAAAACGTTGCTGTTCATGGTATGATTAAAACCGACTCTCCCTCTAGGGAGAAATCGACTTCAATCGTTGATATATCAAGGTTTCTAAAAAATCTCTAACAGAAAAAATAATGGGCAGTTTATTGAGATGCCCAGCTCGATTTCCTTTATGCCGGTTCCAATACGAAACCGCTTTCGTCTTTCTTAGCAAGACCCTTCTCTTTAAGACCGATAATTTTACCAGAACCATCCAAGAAACGAAGATCCGTTTCGTCCCCATCAATAACTTCATGACCGTAGTATTGAGAAGGAAGAGACTTGCGGAAAACCATAGCGACATTGCCGCCCGACTTAAGAAACGCCAAAGCAATTGCGCCGTTACTTTCCGAGCGGGAGAAAGTGAGATGATAGTTTTTCGGCATGTCGCCATTCACAAAACTAGTCATACGCTTCGGGCTCTTGGTGTAATCGTAAAACTGAACATCAGGGAAGGCTTCAAAAATAGAAGATCCGTTCAACTTAATACTTTCCCAAGGAAGATCAGAGGTAAGATTAAGACGAAAGCAAGGTTGCATATTATTTTTCTTAGCCTTGCGAACTTCCCGTGCCACTTCCTCCCAGAGCATAACCATGAAGATGGTTTTATTCTTAAAGAACATTTGGGTTTTAGCAATACGGGCTTTCTGAACGCTTGACATAGCGCCCCGTCCCGCTGTATTAAGACAAGCGGCAGCACATCCAACCGATTGATCTTTACATACATTAAAGCCAGAAAGATTGGCAGGTGCAAGGTGGATTCCAAAAGTAATCCAGCCAAGTTTTTCGCCTTTGCGGATCTTTGCGTTTGATTTGGTGAGTAGGGCCATGCGAGTATCTTAGTCTAACGTTTTATTGAGAGAAGGAGGGGGCAGTTTATTGAGATGCCCAGCTCGATTGTATGATTAACCTTCGATCAGTTCGTTATAATCATCCGTGCCAAGGATATTATCAGCGGAAACCGTGAAACATTCAAGAGGCTTTTCCTCAGGATTAAGAAGCTTATTAGCTTCCGATGGAGTAAGATAACTTGCAAAGGTATTCTTATCGACTTCGGCATTGTTGACGAAATACTTCACCTTCGGGATATTACCAACAGATGGGTAAAGACGAATATATTCCTTGTCTTTATGAGAGATGACATAAGGGAATTGCTTCCATTCACCCCAAGGAAGACTTTGCACTTCGCCGCGTTCTCCGTTAGCAATACCCTCTTTAACACTAGAGAGATTGGCAAAGTCAATACCAGCACGAACAACGGCATTAGTAACCTTTTCGAGAATGATACCCGCTTTCTTATGAGCGGATGCAGGAGTAGGGTTTGACTTCCAAAAAACCTTAACAAAGTTACCTTTGCAATTAAGAATCTTTTCGGTGATTTGAAGAGCGGTCAGGGATGGAGTGTTTGTTTGCATTACGATGATGATCGTAGCCTAACGTTTTATTGGGAAACTTCAAGGGCAGTTTAATGAGAATACCCAGCTCGATTTTTATTCTTTAGTTTTTGTATGAAATATAACCTCGGGCGATATTAAGAAAACAATCGTCTCTCATAGTAAGCTCGATATACTCTTTAGCTTTCTGTAGAGCTTCAACGAAGTCTTTAAGAATATCTTTAGGCGTGATACGCATAAGAGAATAGATATCTTCGTAATCAATACAATCTTCGAGTTTCTTTTTAAATGCTTGCGTTGTCATCGACATCATCCTACCCTAACGTTTTATTATTCTTCTACCCTCGGATTCCATTCATAGAGGGTTTATTATTGGATTTTGTATTACTTCTTTTTGTATAATCCGTTGTCTGTTAATAACTTTGTATTCAGAATATAACTAGCTGGTTATATAACTGATTGGTTATATTTACAACTGGTTACAGCTTAATACTATGTGTGTTTCATATGATTTTAATGTGTATTAGTGTGCTTTTGAGTGTATTATTGTGTATTTTTCGCGTGTTTATCCCGCCTTTTTTACATGATACCTGCGTTCTGCGTGTGTGTATGAGGGTGTTTGTGTGTGTATATGCGCGTTACTGGGTGGGGGCTGGTGTGGTCAGACTTGCAATGTAATCCTGTAATTCGTTTTTGCATCGCTGAATCTCCTTCTTAATATCTTCAATGCGCTCTGTGTTGTCTGGATCATTCAGGATCAAATATCTTAGATTGCTTTCTGCATGGGAGATCTTGAACTCCAGCTTCTGTTTATATGCGTTGTTCATACCTTTATATATATGGAGGGTTGTAGTGCGACAGATGCGGCTATAGCCATTATACGATCTGTGATGAATGATCGAATCTATTGGATTTACTTTTTTGTCATGGAGAGACAAAAATAATAATTTAGCCTTTATTCATACTTCCATTTGGAGATTAAAGATCCATCCATTGCGTAGAGTTCGATACGAATCGTTTTAGCCGTTTGTAAATCGAATTTGCAGATTTGCATTTTAGTTTCTTCATTCTCATCGTATGCGGGAATTTTAAACACTTCCGTTTCGTTTCCAATTCTACCTTGAACTTTCAGAGTTTGTGATTCCCTGCTTTTCTCCACATACACCGTAAAGGAATTTTTAACTTCAACTTTTATACGATCTTCATGAACAATCCACTTAGAAAGATATTCCTTATCAGCATCAAGTAGATCTTCAATGTTGACCCAATAGCCTTTCTTGGTATCTTTAAGAAGAAGGTGGCACTTCCACACATTCTTATCCAGATGCTTATCGATCACTCTTGCTGTGATGGTTTTAGTTGACTTGTTTGATTCCCATTCCCTGTAAACATCAGCGGTTGATGTCGTTACAATGCAGGTCATCAGCATTGTATAATGTATGGCGCGATTAAAGTAATGTAACATATGGTTTACCTGATGATGAAAATGTTGTTTGTGATTCGGATGCGAGATGTTGGGGTTTTACAGATGGGTCGTGAATTATACATATCCGATTTCCAATTGGAATTTCGTTTTGCTCTGGCAACTTCAAGCTTACGGCGATGCTCACGATCTTCTTTGTCTCTGATTCTTTCGAAATGTTCGCGCTCTCTCGCTCTTTCTTGTGCGGCAGCAGCCTCCTTGTAATGCGCATTCAGATAAGCACCATGCCATGCTACAGCATCGTTTCTGTTGTAGCTAAAGACTCTCTTCAATTCATTAGGTAGAGTGTCAATAGGCACACAACTCTTCACTCCAGCACTGTGATGAATACTCACCCATGATGGGGAAGTTTTCACAATCTTAACATTGTGGTAGGTCTTACCATTAAAGACGCATTCATTATATTCCACTTGCTGTGCATTTAATGAAGCGATGGAGAGTAGAGAGAGCAGGGATGTTAAAAGCAGTTTCTTCATGTCAGCTTGTGTCTTTCTTGGTTCTTAGTCTACTCTAACGTTTTATTATACGGAATGCTATTACGCTGTCACCAGCTTTGGATTCCTTGTGTTTGATGGAGACGGGATTGATGTGGGTTTGTCCTTCTTTCTTTTGTCTTTGCCATCAATGATTTCTTTCACTCTGGTTGCGAGAGTCATCATGTTGCCGTCTCTTATCAGAAACTGTTGGTAGTTCTCTCCATCATACGGCAACTCTAATGATCCAAGACTACGCTCGTCTTCTTCCACACTCTTGACACTTCCCGTTGCAGTGAACACAGAATCTGTATCGATAGGTTTCTTTTCAAGGTAGCTGTTCTTCAGATCTATACCCTTTGCATTTTTATTGAAGTCTTCAAAGTTGGGCATTCGATCCCACTCGATGATTTTCGCATCAACAATGTAAGTCTTGGCTTTGTATGTTAATGGGAAGTAAACAGAGATCGCGTTGTTTGCGTCTTGTGGGCATCTGTAATCGTAATCGATATTATAGCTTCGCAAGCCCATTGTTTTAGACAGAGGATTGTGCAGGGAATCCTTGTTGATATCCTCTGAATCGAGGTCAAACACGATTCTAAAGGCTCCCAAGATATTCTTTTTAAACGCTTCCAACGATTGAATGGACTCTAAAAACACTGCGAATGATTGATGCATGATGCGTATATTTATCGACAGAATCAGTCTTTAATTGAGGGGATAACCTTTTTATACGGAATCTCCTTGTATTCCTTTAGATACTTTCTTGGAGTGACACTCTGCTTTTTATCTTTGGCGTCGATGCGAACATTTGTGCGGTATCGGTTCAGCACGATGTCGTGCTTCTGAAACAACTTGTAGGTCTTTTCATCTGTACCAAACCAAGCTCTTAACTTTTTGAGAGTGGGAAAGCCATACACATTATCTTGGTTTTCACAGTGCTTGCAGAGAACAAGATCATAGCAAGGATGAGCATGATAATCATCCGCAAATTGATGTCCAAGATTGCGATGCATGATCTTATAGAAATCGCGCATTCCGTTTTTCGTTTTAACGCTTGCACGATAAGGTCCGATCTTGCTTTCCCGGTGTTCGATTCTATACAGATACATTTCGTTATCCGACGCGGGTTCGATTGTTTTGTTTATCGAATCTCGAAGCTTTGCTTGACCTTGCTTGGATGCACAAAGGTATTCATCACAAGCTCAGAGATTTGCTTATGACTAAGACCCTTCTCCTTGATCTTTTTGTCTTTAATAGGAGCGGAGCCAATACTAGTTGTTCCATCATTCAGTGCTGATGCTGCATCACGCTTAATCTCTCCATTAACCACAACAGTTAGGGATGGATTATCAGAATCCCAGCCAAAGAACTCAGCTACATCATTGTCAGGCAGACCATCATAAACTCCATCAACCTCCACTCCGCAAGAAATAGCAACATCTTGTGCCACCGCTAGGCAACAACGACCACCCTTTTCACCATACATTTCTCCACGGGCTTTGCGCTTATTCTTCAGGAGAGCTTCAGCCCAAAGACGGTTGCGATTTTTAACTTGTGCAGGAGTTGGATCGCGTAGATCTTTGTTCTTCATGTTGATTAGTATAGTCTAACGTTTTATTGCTTCTTGTTCTGTGGCGTAGTTCTTATTACTTGTCGAGGATCATCAGAACTTGCCGACCATCTGACTCAGTCTCAATCTTCCACTTGTAATCACAGTCGAGGGCAATGCCATTGCCTTCATTGGTGATACTGAAGTGGATACTGAAAGTAAGCGAAGGCACCGCTTCTGCAAGTGCAACTGAGAAGTTAGTAATAGCATTATCAAAGTCCTCACCATACGCCCAGTCTGGATTCTTACGAGTCTCACGAAGCAAGATGTTATTGGTAGGAGGAAGCTTAGCATCTTCAAGCTGCTTGCGAAGATCAGCCATACGCTGTTCAGTATCCTTCAACTCCTTCTCGATCTTATTAACCAGATCAGGCGAGATAGTGTTAGTAGGATTGGCACTCACCTTTTGCTTTACTTCGATGAAGTTAGTCTTAACATACCACGCGAGCCTCCCCACATCATTACGGATCTGATATTCATCTCGATTTGATTCTTCAACCTCATAGATGTCGTTATTATTCAGGTTGTAACTAGCTCCAGTGTATCGTACTTTCATATTATTTGTTTGTTTGTGTGTGATTGTTTCTTTCGACTCCTAATTGTATCAGAGTTCCGTTGCATCATTCTGGGCAATTGCTTTATCAGCACCTCTTGCAAGAATAATCAGTTCTTCCTTTGCAATTTTAATCGACATGAATGATGCGTTTGGGTTCTGTAGAACATCAATATACACCATCACTGCTTCTTCCCAAGTAAAATTAGAGTTCATATTATGTTTATGCGTAAGGATTGTAATCAGCGGGCAGCGGAAACTCTCCACCATTGTCAACGATGTATTGCATGATGCCTTTGAGATCATATGAGCTGAACGCTTCTGCATACATCTGAGTAGCATATTCATCATAGTGCCAGCAATATGCATCACCTTCAAAGGCAGCTTCGATATTATCAAGCATTTCACGACCGAAGATAGTAACCAACTCAGGCACGGTATTGGCCATTGAATTAGTAACTTCATTAACACGCTCAAGACCATCCCGCTCAACATTGTTAAAGTTACCAACCCAAGAGCAGAACAATGCACCCTTAGCACATGCCTGACATGGTTTAGTGTTGATACTCTCTTGCACAGATAGAGAGAGATCAGAATAACTCACAACACTATCTCGATTGATAAAGAAGTTACCATGATTAGGCACGATCTTCTGAGCGTTGAGACGAGCGATGACATCCTTACAGATGGCAGCACGCTGTTCATTAGGAGCGAGAGCATCAAAGTCAGTTTTGTTCAGTAGGTTCATATGGTTTGTTGTAGGTTCGAGCTTAGTGTAGTCTAACGTTTTATTGATTTTATCGGTGTTCTTTACTTTGTATCCTTGAGCGTGTTTTTGATAGTACCTTCCCGATCCATTTCAAGCAAGCCAAGATCCAGCGCGGCATCAAGAATCCGTTCCCTTGATTTATAAGAGGACTCCATATAGTAATCCTCTAGAATGTTGAGAACCGCAATTGTAAATGAATAGGCGTTTTTATGAATAGGAGGTTGCATAATTATCTTATGGTGTGTTGGTTGAATGAATCAAGATGCCGTTTCGCAGGGCGAGTGGGTCGCGCTCTTTGTCAGTGTCCACGATCCCAAGACCACGGCAAAGCATCCACGGGAAGGGGTCGATTTCGGATCGGTAGAGCGTCCCAGCGTAGCTTCCATCCTGCTTTGTGAGGCGGTAGAAGCGACCATCTCCGACAGCCAGCAATGCGTGCTTGGCGATCACCTCTGCGATTTCTTGGCGGGTCATGTGCTTAGTGTAGTTTAACGTTTTATTACTAGAATGATCTGCCAGAATATTTCATCCAGAGACTTAGATCAAGATTAATCGAGAGCTTTGAAAATATGAGCAATTACATCCACAGTCCATCCATTACCAAGACACTTCTTAGCCTTTGGAGAACTGATAACAGAGGTATAACCATCTGGAACAGTTTGCAATCTTTCGCATTCAGTTCTGGTTAGATTTCTGTATCTGTTATTGAATCTCACCCACATGTTTCCATTGTTAGGATTTGTCCTGAGCGTGTTGGATTTGAGTCCTTTAATTTCTGACTTGTTATATGGATCACAAAAATCAGGAAGATCATCGGGAGCATACTTTTCCCATCCTTCTGGAAGATCAAACTTTACATTCAGAGAACTCTCATCATATTCATCACCCGGTGGCAACTCCAAGATATCGGATAGAACGATGTTATTATCCGCTGGTTGTGTGATGTTGGGAATGTTTGTCCAATAGTATCTGACGCGGTTTTGTGCAGAAACAGAGGATGAGTTAATCATGATTGGCTCAACTCCAAGATACTTGGAAATGACATCCAGATATTCTTTCTTCATGCGGACATTTTCCAACAAGAATTTAACATCAGGATTCACCAACCTAACTTCATTAAGAATCCTGACATACTCAAAGAATAACTTACTACGGGGATCTTCAAAGTTAAGTTGTTTACCTGCAAAGCTGAATCCCTGACAAGGGGAGCCTCCAATTAGAAGATGGATCTCAGGTAGATCTTCAGCTTTTACATCAGTAACATCTCCCAACTGAACTGTATTAGGATAGTTGTGCTGTGTAATCATGATAGCGTGCCTGTCAACTTCACTTGCGAAGTAAGTATCCACACTGATACCTGCTCGTTCAAGAGCAATCTGCCCGCAACCGATTCCATCAAACAGACTTAATACATTGATTCTCTTAGACATACTTTCTAATTAGTCTTGATTGTAAAACCTTTTAGCGTTGCTCCGCTTCCTGAATGCTTGGTATCCCCCACCGACCCGCACAAAGAACTTATATCCCTGATAGCTTTTAGGATTATCAAGTTCTGTGATTCCATTATAGGTGGACTTGTCAATGTCTTGGAGTTGCCAATCGTTGATAAAGTGTCCAGCGTCTGTTGGATCGGTGGGGTAGTCTCGCATCATGCCATCATTCTACTCTAACGTTTTATTCTTGCCCTTCTTCGAAGCTTTGGATATGTCGAATGTCTTCAGAGATGTCATCGAAGATCTCATGGTAATCGTAGATCACCAGCGCATGTTCTTCATCAATGGAGATCTTGATTGTGTATAGTTGATCCTCGATATCAAACGAGATATCCACACTTTCATTACTAAGAATCTTCTCAAGAAGAGTCTCAATAGTTCCTGTAAACTCTTCATTATCAACGAGTTTGATTTTAAGATCATACTCATCAACCTTTGTTAGAAAGAGGGCGGCTGCTTCTTTTGTGTTCATATATTAAATTGTGTCAATCACGAATACGATGATTGCAATGATTGCAATTACAGCGCATACAATGGTGTGTGCTTTCAGTTGTGTTCCCATGTTGTTTGTTGTTTATAGTTCGGAGATCGCTTTCAGTCCCCACAGCATCATAGCACCTCCAAGGAAAGATTCAACCCTTTCTTTGTGATACATAGAGTAAACCCAGCCGATCACATACAGTACGAAGGTGGTGTAAATGTATTCTTCTTTCATGGTTCGTCTTCCTCTTCGTCTTCATCAAGGCCGAAGATTTCAACTTCTTCTTCCTCTTCACTTGCTTCATAATTAAAGACATCACTTGCAAATAGAAGAAGATCTGAGCCTTCATGTTCTTCATCAAGTTCAACATCGCCGTTTTTCATAGCGACTTCACCACCAAACATCATACCTCCTTCAAAGTAATCAAGCTTGAAAGACATGGTGGGAAACTTCTCACTGAGCTTCAGAATAACAGCAGCAGGAGGACTCCATGCAGTATTGAAGAATTCAGTATCGTCTTCAGCGAAGGTGACATTATCATCTTCGTTCAAGTCCGACTTGGTTCCCCAGTTATCAACACACCAATCCCGCCACTTATCACCGTCTTCAGGACTTTTAAATGGACATTCGATGATCTTGTCGAATGAAAGCCCATCTGCAACAAACTCCTTAAACTCTGGAGTAGGATCAGTGATCGTCAGTTTATTTTGAACCCAATTTGCCATATTATTATTTGTTTGTGTTATCGGTTGTTGTAGTATACTTCAAGAGGATGGTTTTTAGAAGATGCAAACGATGGACGCTTGCGATGCCATCCCCTGATTTGCTCTCCTTGATAGTTATAGAAGTGACCAAGGTTTCCATCACTGCTTTCGTGAATGGTGTTCATCATACGACAAGCATCATTGATTCGCTTGTTGTATTGATCCTTGAACTTCCAACGGTAATATGCTTTCCAGAACAGCGTCTTCATGTGTGTAGTGTAGTCTAACGTTTTATCCTTCAATCGAAGTCAAGCCCATAGATGATATAGAAGTCTCCGACTTTGGTTTCCAGCAACCCACCCCTGAAATTATTTTCAACATCAGTTCCATAAAGAAAGTCGAAGTTCTCCCGCTTCTCTGAAATTCCGATGATAATTCTCGACTCGTAATTATATGTGCTGTGACACTTGTCAACTGCTTGTTTGCAGATTTCAAAGTTGGGATGTGCAAGTGCATCCGTCTGCATAGCATTTGCGATGAAAGCGGAGCGTGTATTTTGTTCTTCCGCCATGCCGTTATATTCCAAAGGCCAAGTGCCTTCCTGATCTTTATATTTCTTTACCCACTGTGGAAACTCGATGATTAGCATTGTTTTCTTTTGTTGAGATTAGTATAGTCTAACGTTTTATCCTTGAACTCGGATGAGAGTATTGGTGCTGATGAACCGGGTGTAGTTAATAACATTGCCGCAACTCCTACAGTTGTAACGCTTCTTACCAGCTTGGATGCGATTGTGTGCAACAGAGGAAATCTTATGAACAGTGCAGCCGCAGGAATAATCAAAACGCTTGCGGGTTCTGGTAGTGGTCACGCTGGTGTCATAGGTGTGGCAGCGATCAGCAACGAGATTATAAACCCGGCGCATGATGAACTTCCACTCTTTACCGTGTGGTTTCACAACACCATAACCATACACTGCACGCTGAACATAATGAGCAACTTCGTGCGGCACAACTTGTTTAATGAAGTTTTCTGGATTATGATCTGCGAAGTCCAGTTGGAACATAAGCTCCCGCTGACTGTAACAACTTGTTCCAGCGGTTGTGCCATTGCGCTTGAACTTGATATTACGAGGGCGTTCGAAGTTCTTACCAAAGAACTTTTCAGCGATCATGAAGCATTCTTCGACTTTTGCGAGGATCTCTTGTTGCATGTTTCGTTGCATGGACCTACTTTACCCTAACGTTTTATTACTAACCTGTTTTCTTCCGCTACGCATTCTAGATGAGTGAGCATACTTAGAATAGTTACCAAGCTTATCTTCAAACCTCAGAAGATCTCGACAAGCGGCACCAATGTGTTGCTTACCAATACAGCGATTCTCTGCGTTAAGTTCACCGTTTGTATACACACGGCAACCATACACACCCTTACCCAAGTATGTAACTTTGACGGAGTGTTCAACATCACCCAGCATCATTTTACGAGGTGTAAAAACAATCCAGAAATTATATGTTTTCATTTTATTGCACGCTCCAATCGTCTTCCATCATACACAGTTCAAAGATATCAACGCCGATCTTTCGAGCGATATGTTCTTCGTGATCCATCATGGCATCAGTAGGATCACCTGCACCTACAATCATTTCGATGTATTCATCAATCTGTTCCCACTTGTCTGCTTTGATACGATCCACCTGATCCGAAAACTTACGATTGTTTTCGCAGTAAGGACATCCACCATGTGGGCGGCAGCTATGGTCAAAAGCTTGCGACCCGTAGTATCCCCTGCGCTTTTCTTTACCGTGTTTAACTGCTTTTTCGAGACTCATGATTTTATTATTTTATAGAGTAACTCCTAAATAATACTTCACCCATTCTTTACCCCAATCATTAATCCCAGATTCATCCCAACATAGAGAAGTATCATGCAGTAATTGAAGCCCTTTCCAAAAACTCAGGGAAGCACCTTGATACTTTTCTTGAAGAAGGGAATCAAGATTAACATTATCATTGATAACATTAACATTAGATCCTGCATCATTTGGAAATGTGTTGGCAATTTTAATACCTTCGTCGGTCATACAACGACCGACAGCACAACGGTTGCCATCTGGTCCTTCGTAAACACAATTACCAGAGTCTTCATCATAACCACGATTTTTTGAGTTATAGAAGCTGACGGTTTCCAGTAGGATTTCTTTTTCTTTTTGGGTGATTGTCATGTGTGTATTGTAGTTTAACGTTTTATTACCGGGGATTCACTGCGTAGATTCTGCGACCATAAACGAATGCAAAATCGGAATTGTCAATATACTTTTCCCCATCGTGAAATCTTTCCAGCTTGTAGGGATTGTAGTTGATGGAGGTGTAGTTATGAAACTTGTCAGGACCGTCTACAAGCTCTCCAATGATGTAAGCATGTACATTCTTTCGCTTGTTTTTAAGCACTCTCTGCCGTCCAGCTTGTGATACATGAAAGGTTGCGTTGTTTAGAAAGACTTGTTCAGCGTGTTGGGTTACTTTCCAAACACCATTCACTTTCGTTTGAACCGAAAGCATTTTCTTGTGAAGATTAAAATAGCAGCGAACTTTCATAATTACATTGCAAGAACTTGATTCCAAACATCAGTCACTTTGTTTTTCAACCGAAGATCCCAACCGGGAACTCTGTTGATACGATTGCTCTTGATAACTCCTCGATCTGTTTTGGTATTAACCGCGCAGACGCGGATAGCATCTTTGCCGCAAGCACGACTGATACCATCGTTCTTGTGAATAGAACTGTAAACCTTCACAACAACATTTGGTTTGGTGAGAAGTCTCTTAACATAAACGACTTCCATAGCATGTCCACTAAATTCTTTCACCCATTTTTTCTCTGGTAGGAAGATTTTGTCGAACTCGCTTTCGAGGATGGTGATGTAAGCCATGCCATCATGATAGTCTAACGTTTTATTACTGAATAGCGGTGGTGGGATTTGAACCCACACTCTACTGATTTTGAGTCAGTTGCCTCTGCCGTTGGGCTACACCGCCGAAATCTTATTTAAAACACTGCGCTGCAAAGTAGATAAGAGCCGCTAAAACTCCTCCAATACTGAGAACAACACCAGTGATAAAGGCAAAGTATAGCATCAATGCCTTCATGAAGATCTTACGATCATCTGGAGAAAGGAGGGAATCAAATGTTTCTGTTTGTTTATTTTTAAATGGTAGTTTCATTTGTTGTTTTTTCGTAGACTAATACTTTGTTTTTGTTTGAATCATCCGCGCTCCAAATATCAGATTGAGGAGTTGCTGTGGTGATATTATCAGATCTTTTCATACTGTCAAGGTCCATTAGATAAACCTTGTATTCAGGATTTGCGGTTGCGTTTTTAATGAAAGATTCCCACAGCTTCTTCCCGCCCTCAAGGTGTTCATTGTCAGACACAATGCCATTAAATTTATCAACATAAAGTTTGTACCATGTTGATGTAATGTTGGCATTTGCATAAGCTTCTCGAATCCTGAGAAAGTATGCTTGCTTGTATTGCAATGGTGTATCCCTGAGAGAGACACGCATCACGGGAATCACGGTTTGCTTTCCTGCTTGTAGATCGTTGATTGAGAACACAAACCCCATAGTTTGTTGAGGATGAACAACATAAAGGAATTCATCCTGTTCTCCAAGAACAATATAATCTTCAATGTTGCGCACACTAATGGGAGTGAACTTTGCGTCCTTTTGATAGATCACATCACCAGCGTAATATTTTGGCATTTCTTGAAGTAGAAATTGTTGAAAGGTTCTCATAACTATTATTTAAACTCAAGCAAAATGTTTAAGTAATTCTGTCACAATAAACCAAACACCAGCTAGAATGGCAAACAATCCACAGAGAATACCAACTACCCAGAGTGCCAAGATGATTTGCAATCGCTTGAGAAGAGTCTTTTCAAATGGCGTGAGATCCGATTCATCAATCTGTTCGCCGTTTCTTTTATAATTCATCTTCATATCGTGTTGGTTGTTATCGAAGGTATGCCACACTGTATTCATGGCAAGCCGCTAGACCAGATTCATCATTGATGTTGCCTCTGATGTGTGCAGCAGGAGCCGACCACCCAGCAGGTTTAAAAAGATCACCTGTGTTCTTATCAACGAATGCGTATGCGCTGCTCGGTGTAATCCCGTCACGACTACGGCAAATCTTATAGAATTTTTTGCCCGCAGTAAACACAAATGATTCTCTACTTGCGCTGGTTTTTGGGAACTTCAAGTTCAACTCTGACACGAACTCTTCGATTGCTTTCATGCTGCTAGTCTACTCTAACGTTTTATTAAAAAAGTAGGGCAGGTGGGACTTGAACCCACAAAGGACTTTCACATCCATACCGGTTTATGAAACCGGGCCATTCACCAATTCTGGTCACTGCCCCTTTGTTTTTAAATTATAGCACGATTATTTAATATGTCAATCGAATTTAGTAAAGATATCCACTATTGGTATTGGTCTTGGCAACAAATGATCCCATGCTTTTCACAATAGGAGAATGTCGGGTTCCAAGGCTTCGATTGACAATGGTTCCAGTCTTACCAGACTTCTTGAACACCTCACTACGCCATGAGGATTGAAGCTGTCGTTGCGGTGCTTTGAATTTCGTTTGCATGTCGTTACTTTACTCTAACGTTTTATTACTGAATCGTGATGCTCCAAGTATCACCACCCGATCTGTAATTATTATATCAGTGTTCCTTAGCAAGCCACTCTTCGTACTTGATAACCTCTTCCGATGTGATTCCTCGACCCATTACATAGGTAAAGGCTCCATGGAAATTCATAAACTTTTTAAGAAGACCGTCAAGTCTACCATCTCCGTTAGAATCTTCTGTAACATCCCATCCAGTGATATAAATAGGAGTTGTTGACTTTTGAAGCTGATCAATAATACCTTGACCTAATGGTTCTCCTGTGTTGGGGATGTGTTTAATAGTTCCTAGTTTGTATGTCATATTTTTATTCATATTTTTATTAAGTTAATATCTACGGGTGTATCCACAACGAGAACAACGAATGTTGTTGGTTCCGGGAATATCATCCATAAGGCAAACCTCTACTGTTTTAAACTCACTGTGCCAATCACCATCCCAATCCTCATAACCATCATCAATTTCCTTAAATTTAGTATGAGAACATTCTGATTGTTCTTTCGTTGGTTTTGGAACTCGACAGGATAATCCATGAAGATCTCTACCTGCTAGTTTATCAGCTACAGTGTATTTCATATCTTAAACTGGGAAGTGACCGTATCCGTATGACTTAGCTTTAGGGAACAACACACCAATTATTTCAGCTGTGTCTTTACTAATTTCGATGATTTCAAAATTCTTTAAGAAGTTGCTAAAAGAATCATAGTCAATGTATTCATTAGTACCAAAGCAAACTTCAAAGTATTTATTAGTACCAAAGCAAACTTCAAAGTATTGATCGTCTTCTTCAATTTCTAGCTCGCTTTTAAATTCACTCAACGCTTTATTCCAAGCATCAAGATTGTCAAAAATCTTAAACCCGCTGACATCCATTTCGTCAGCCAAATTATCTTCAAATTTTACTAGTATCATATTATTTATTTAAAAAAGTAAGCGGTATCGTGGGTGGTGGCTCCTAGTCACCTGAAGCTCGACTGGATATCTACTCCATTGCCGTCCAGTTTACGACAGTCAATCCACGGGATTTGACTACCACGATACCGCTTATAATCATTTAGAAGTTCTTAGCTACAAAAGTTTTTTAGACTATTGTCTAGATCTGTATGGAGTAAACTATCTCCATTAGAAGATTCTGTAATGGTCCACCCAAAATGAGAAATTGGAGTACCTAACTTTTCAAGCTGGTTGATAATATCCTCTCCCAAAGGATCTCCTGTGGGTGGAATGTCTTTGATATTTCCTAAATTATAATTCATATTGATCTATTAGAAGTTCTTAGCAACATTAGCACGAACCTCTGCCAATGTCCAATCCTTCTTGATAAATCCGTTACAAAAGACTTGAACAAAAGCACAGTTCTTAACATATTAACTAAATATAGTTATGACAACATATTATACTGTTTATAAAATAACTAATTTAATTAATAATAAAGTTTACGTAGGAGTTCATAAAACTGACAATCTGAACGATGGGTATATGGGGAGTGGGAAGATCATAAAATCATCAGTTGAAAAACATGGAATAGAAAATTTTAAAAAAGAAATTATTCACATATTTGATAATTCTGAAGAAGCATACGATATGGAATCTAAAATTGTCACTGAAGAGTTTATTTCAAGAGATGACACATACAATATACGGATCGGTGGGATAGGAGGATGGGATCATATAATCCCCGGTAAATATCAACTTTCAAAAGAAACTAGATCGCGTATTGGTAATAAGCTCAGGGGCAGAACATTCACATCCGAATCTAAAGATAAAATGTCAATATCTAGAAAACTATATATTGCAAGTGGTGTAGAACTACCGAAAGGTATGTTAGGAAAGGAGCATTCAGAAGAGACAAAAGAAAAAATAGCGAAAACTAAAGAAGGGAAACGAAATCCAAATTTCGGAAAAATTTGGATTACAGATGGCATCAAAAATAAACATATTCTCAAAAGTGAGGTGATTCCAGATGGATGGAATCGAGGAATGACGGTGAGTGATGAGACTAAACGAAAACAATCTGAATCAGCAAAAACTCGCGCAATTAGAGAAAAAAATACCAACACTAGACACAATAACAATGCTAAAAAAGGAAAGTCACATGTCAATTTCGGAAAATTTTGGATAACGGATGGATGCAGTAATATTATGATTTTTAAGACTGAATGTATCCCTGCTGGGTGGAAGAAAGGGATGACTGTAGTTAAGCAGTTTTAACTACAGTCATCCTATCTATTATCAGAAATTTTTAGATACAATGTTCCTAATTTCCGATAGTGTGTATTCCTTCATAATTTTACCGTTCTTGAAAACACATTTCAGTGCGCAATTTTTCACCTCATCCCAAGTGGCTTGATCCTTGAGAATAAACTCACCATCTTGTTCATAGACAGCAGTTAGACCCTTGGCACTCTTCTTCATACCGCTGTCAGTCTTGGGATCTTTGAAGATCTCAACACCAACACGCTGTCCATCCTTTAGAACTTCTCCATAGGTACTCTTAACAGCAAACATGTGAGTGTCCCGTGTGACAATGGCATCTCGGGTTACAGCACCTTGATAAGTGAAGCTACCAATACCGAAGACAACATTGGTGGAAGCAAACCCCTTATCAGCAAGACGCTGACAGATTTGTTCAGCACGCTCTAGAGTAATACTATCTCCGTAGATTGCTCCAATGTGACTATCAAGAAGCTTGTATCCAGTAGTGCTTTCGGTTCCTCCGAAGATTTCCCAAAGACACTGAACCATACCCTTGACTTCAAGTTCGGTTAGTTCATCACCCTTATATTGACATTGGGCTATATACTTGTCACCGATAGTCAACTTAATATAAATCTTACCATCCTTACGAATGATTTCATCTTCAGTATAGCCTGTAACAATCTTAACTGGATCACCACTGTCAGGCCGAATCACAACCTTGCCATCACGGGCAAGAATCTTATCCTTGAGACGAACTAGTGTGCCATTATTAGGATCAACGACCCGCCAAAAATCATAGGTGTCACTGACAAGACTTACAATACCAGAAGGATATACTTCTGTAATCATACGCTCAAAATAAGCAAAATCATCAGGATTTCCATCCTCATCATAAGTCGATCCCATGCAAGCCACTGAGTGTTCGGACGCTGCCACGCTGCCACCAATCAGTTCCTTCTCACAATCAGCATTGTAATATTCTTCAAGGAAATCAATTGCTGGTAGAGTATCAGTTCCAGTGAATGATAGAAGGTGAGCAGCACCACTCATACAAGCGGCTTCAAACCCAAAGTGACCACGGAAAGAGAAATCATGCCCCTGCCACGGAACAAACCCAATAGCTTCAGGAGAAGTTTCCTTAGCCCACTTTTCAAAGATCTTACGATACATAACAGCAGTGGTAGCACTGGTACACGGACCCCAGATAGTAGTGGATAGAATGGTTTCAATGGCATTGGTTAGCCAGAAGAAACGAGCATCAGTGTTCCAGACAACAAAGGTAGGCACACGAAGATTAACATTAGAACCTTCAGGCAAAGCCCAAATCTCCAGAGGAAGATATCCAAGAGCATGTAGATCACGGATGTGTTGATCTCCAACATTATTCACTCCAAGATAACCAAGGAGACGACGACCATAACGAGCAGTGACAGTATCGAGAGGTAGATTGAAGAAGGTACGATTCCATTCTTCAATGAGATACTTCTTCATGAAGTATTGAAGACCAAAGGTAATCACCTTATCCAAACCATCGACCCGTGTGCCACGGGGTGTAAGATTGGAGAAAACCAATTGGCTGTTGGTGGGATACTGACGACGGTGATCGACTTTATACCCATCGATTTGTAGAGGTGCTAGTGTATTCATTGTATATTATTATATCAGTGTTCCTTTGATTCTAGTTTAACGTTTTATTTATTTTTGATGCTTTAGAGATTTTTGATAATCTCATCCCGTGCTTGCATGATGGCTTTACCTAGAAGATTTTCTCCTTGCCAATTCTTCTTATCCAATATTTCTGGATTGTCTTCTCCAAGACCCACACCCCAAATTCTATCATAGGGTGATGCTTCAACCAATTCATATCCATCTGTATAAATCAGAAGCTCTTTCCATTCAGTTTTTTGAGAGAATTTTGCATAATTAGTAGCTGCTACGATATCGTAGCGAACTTCACCCCAAACTTTATCATCATAATTTTTGATGGATCTACCAATAGCTTTATGCTCTCTTGGATCTTTTACCTTTAGAATTTTTTCTTTGGCTTCCTCATCTTTAAAGGTATTGGCTTTATGCCACATCATGGATTGCTCAGCACAATTAAAAGTGATGCCTAGAATATCATCATAAATATCACATTTTGCCCATTGACTAAAAATACCACGCCAAAAGTAAATTCTCTTGTTGGTTAAATCCATTGTTGCTTCTAAGAGAAGTGATTTGTATAGTTTCATATTAATTTTAAGAGAGTTCCTTACTTAGCGATCTTGAGCTTACCGACTTCAATCCCAAACTTAGCAGCAATCTCATCCATTGTCAAGATAGTTTCTTTAGCAGTCCGCTTGAGGAATTCTTGTTCACTCATTCTCTCTCCGTTGAGCGCCCAAGTTTTATCACCATAATCCCATTCAATAGCAGGTCCATCTTCACGATGAAGCTTTCCATTAATTCTCCATTCTTTACTACCATTACTTCCTTCAAAAGCAGGACCATCTTCACGATGGAGAGTGATCATGGCTTTGTCATTGTAGTAAAACTTGCTTCCGTATGAGTTGATTTCGATGTATTGTGGGGTCATGTGTTTATTTTGTATTCTAACGTTTTATTAATTTTAAGAGAGTTCCTTACTTAGCGATCTTGAGCTTGCTAACTTCAATCCCAAACTTAGCAGCAATCTCATCCATTGTCAAGATGGTTTCTTTAGCAGTTCGCTTGAGGAATTCTTGTTCAGTTAGAATCTCTCCATTGAGATACCAATTTACGGTACCATCACACCGTTCAACAGCAGGACCATCTTCACGATGAAGCTTTCCATTTAAATACCATTCTTTACGACCAGTGGAATATTCAAGAGCTGGACCGTCTTCACGATGAAGAATGGTCATCGCTTTGTCCTTGTAGTAAAACTTGCTTCCGTTTGAGTTGATTTCGATGTATTGTGGGGTCATGTGTTTATTTTGTATTCTAACGTTTTATTAATTTTAAGAGAGTTCCTTACAGCTTGAACTCAAAGACAGTGAATTTATCATAGTCATAATCTTCATTACGACGACTGTTTGTGGTGTAATACCAATCAAAGTAGTTGATCATCTTTTCAATACCCATCTGGCAATCAGCATGAGCAGTGAACAGCATAAGCTTGCCACAATTCTTAGCACGGAGTTTATCACCAAGACCAATGAAGGTGCCTCCCATGCTCAAAATGTCGTCAAAGATGATTGTAGGAAGTCCCTGAAGATCATCAGCTTGAACAAAGAAATCCTTCAAGCTACCATCCTTTACATCACGGATCTTCTCACAACGAATCAGATTGAATGAACAACAATTAAACTTATTGGCAAGGTGACTGACAATCTTACCAACCCGCTTGCCAGCACCAGCATCAGGACAAACAATATTGAACTTGGTGTTGAGAGCATCTTGAGACAGGTTATGTTCAATCACCTTCTCAGCATACTCCAGTTCATCCACAACCTCAACATTATTCAGTAGAGCAGGAGTAACTTCACTGTGAGGAGAGAAGATAAACACCTTTTCAAAATTACACTGATTAATCACATCAGTGAAGATTTTCAGAGTGAGAGGTTCTCCTTCATTACAAACCCGATCCTGACGAGCAGCAGGGAAATAAGGCAGGATGAGTTTAATGGAATTGAAATTCATCCGACGAGCAGCATCCACAGCCAGAATGATGGTGAACAGATCACTAACACTGAGGACACGCTGAGTGATGATAAGATTCTTGTCCTGTAGATCAGCAATGTCAGGAGTTGTAATTTGAAAGTGAGGTTCTCCTCCTAGAAAGTTAAAGGACTTGTGCTTGAGATAAAACAGATTATTCTTTTCCTTGATGGGATCAAAGGTTGGATCAAGGTTCAAAACAAAGGTTTGATCTGGAACGGCGCTCCAGCGAATGTGTAGGTATTGTTTCATGTTGTTATTATATCAGAGTTCCGTTACTCAATCGTGATGGTCCAACCATCTCCAGATGGATCAATCTTCTTGATCTTATTTCCAAAGGAATCGTATTCATACTGATAGACAGTTCCAGATGGTCCAGTTGTCTTGAGCCGATTCCCACATGAATCATATTCCCACTGCCAGACATCACCATTTGAATCAGTCTTCTTGATCATGTTTCCGTAGGTATCATATTCATACTGATAGACAGTTCCAGATGGATAAATCTCCTTGATCTTGTTTCCAAAGGAATCATACTCAAACTGAGAAATTCTTCCAGATGGTCCAGTTGTCTTGAGCCGATTCCCACATGAATCATATTCCCACTGCCAGACATCACCATTTGAATCAGTCTCCTTGATCATGTTTCCAAAGGAATCGTATTCATACTGATAGACATTTCCAGATGGATTAGTTTCCTTGATCTTGTTTCCAAAGGAATCATATTCATACTGATGGACATCTCCATCTGAATAAATCTCCTTGATCATATTTCCAAAGGAATCGTATTCATACTGATAGACAGTTCCATATGGATATGGAGTAGTTTTCTTGATCCTATTTCCAAAGGAATCGTATTCATACTGATAGACACCTTCAGATGAAGTAGTTTCCTTGATCTTGTTTCCAAAGGAATCGTATTCATACTGATAGACATTTCCAGATGGATTAGTTTGCTTGATCTTATTTCCAAAGGAATCATATTCATACTGAAAGACATTTCCATCTGAATAAATCTCCTTGATCATATTTCCAAAGGAATCGTATTCATACTGAACGACATCAAAAGTATATTCTTCTCTTGGAACAACCCTGATTACTTTGAGTTTATCAGTAGCCGATTTATTATCCTGTGTTTGAATCTCTCCAAGTGCTTCTACTTCAAGAAGAACAAAGTCTTCTGTTGGTTGATAATAATTGATAACATCCTTCATCTCTTGACAGAAATGAAATCCATGAGAACAAATTTTTAGTTTATCGATAGTATAAGTCTTACCTACTTCGTAGGTGAGATCCCTACACTTCATGTTGTTTGTTGCTTTGTAACCTTTCATTATTAATTGATGTTGTTATTATGTTTGATGTAAGTTGTTCCGTCGTAGAACCAAATGTTTTTGTAACCGATCTGATTTAAAACTCTCTGACAATTAGAACAAGGACGACTATTAGCCAATCGATTGTTATTGTCAACCCTGATGTTCACAAAGGTAATGTCGCTACAATCTTCCATTCCAAGTTTGATCAGAGAGCTTACCTCTGAATGGATACCAGCGACATAATCTCCTCCTCCTTTGGTTGATACATAGTTTCCAAACTTACGAGCAGGATGCTGTTTCTTATAATTGTTAATTCCAATTGAAAGCAACTTGCTTCCACGAAATGCAAATGTGGTGTGAAAACACTTACCAGTCTGCTTTGAACTTTTCAAAGCTTTAGTGATTTCTTCAAGCTTGGAAAAATTGATAGCCATTTGGTTACTTTACAGCGTTGCTCTTGATACCCGCCATGGTTTTGCGATACTTGCCAATAATCGAATAAACAGCATCTTGATTACTAGCGATGATGCTGGCAACATCAGTGCTGCTAAGACTTCCGTTTCGACCAGAAGTGTGCAGGAATCCACGGATATTCAACATCAGTTCATGATTCTCTGCTTCCGTTCGATCATTAAACAGCCGATTGTCTTTGGTTTGGTATGATTTGACTTGCTTCATGTGTGTAGTGTAGCCTAACGTTTTATTAATTTACTGGTAGAACTTTTTATATACGATTTTCTCTAAACCAAAATCGTCAAGCATGGGAATGATTTGATTACGAATGTGATTGCGCCTGAACCTATTATCAGAGTTGGATGGATCTTCCACAATATATTTCATTAATCCGTTATTAGCAGCGTAACGCTGAATATTAAGTTTCGGATTGGTTAAAAATGGCCTGATCAATTTGAAAGGAACTCCATCCAACTTGGTGACTTCTTGAATTGGTTTATACTCAG